AATGGAACTCGTACCATTTGCCACCGATTTTGCTGAGGAAGTGCGCACCAACGCCAATCGTTTTCCCCTTGAAAACTGTTTTACCAGTGCGATTGGCAGAGCTTTACATACTGGGGGCATTTCCAAGTTTAGTGATGGAACCCCTCGCCCATCATTTGAGGAGATGCGCCGGGTTGGCTCAACTTTAAGTGCCGTACCGGATCTACCAACCGCAACGACCACCGTCACCGTTCGCGAGAAGGCCGATCCTTGGACTATCGATGCCGTCATCGATGAACTCGGTGCTCAAATCATCACCGGTCAAATCTCACCAGCTGCTCCACAATGCAAGCACGGCTCCATGATCCATAAAAAGGGTCAAGGGGCAAAGGGGCCGTATTCCGGGTATGTCTGCTCAAGCAAAGTACGAGCTGAGCAATGCCCTGCAAAGTGGGATAACTGATGCCATCGTCAACTCCTAATTCATATTTGCGCCTTCTTTACCTCATGCACTCTCCTATTGAAGTCACCTTGCCCAATGGCTCATGGGGTTACTCCTGCGACATTTGCGGCAACTATGGCTTTCCCTGCGATTCAGCCAAATTGATTCTTGCTGGAATCGAGGCATCCAATGGGTGATCTTGAATTTATCTTTGACAAGAATGAGGCGATCAGCATTGGTCACTTTGATTTCTGCGATAAGTGCCTCAAGTACGTAAGCATCGAGGGCGGATCAAGCCTTGGAAGCGATGGACTTGACCTTATCTGGTTATGCGCGGATTGCAAATGATCAAAATTAAACTAGAACGCAGGGATGAACTCATTGCCGCGGCAATCGCATTTCGCCGGGAAGCCGAATCACCGGGCAAAGTCGATCGAAGCGTACAGAAGGTCACTTTCCATGAGTCGATCTACCGCAACGCAGAAGCTATCGGATCAGAGATGGCCGTTGCCGCCTACTTTGGCATTCCCAATTTCGAGCCAACGGTCAACACCTTCAAACTTAAAGCCGATCTAGGCGGTGGAATTGAGATCAAGTGGACCAAATGGGAAGGCGGTCATTTGATCATTAAGCCTAGTGATCGAGATGACGACGTGGCCATTCTCGTCACCGGAGCCTCACCGAATTATGAGCTGCGTGGATGGATGCCCATTAAACGAGCCAAGACTGGTCGTTATGCCAGCCGTGAGGGTGATTCATGGTGGGTACCTCAAGCCGACCTCTACCCTCTTGATGATTTGGTGAGGAGTCACTATGCCACTGCTCTCCTTTAAGTGCCGGATTTGCAAATGCTTTCAAGAGCATGAGGTATTACAAGAGTTCGCTGGCTTTGGCTTAGTGGTGCAATGCCATGGATGCGGAGTCATGGGTGTTGAAATGAAGATTAATGCTCGGGTCAATCCCGAAGAGGTAAGCCATGAAAATTAACCATTTGACCGGCAATATTTACAGTGACGAGTGGTACACCGACCAAAAAACGGTTGACTTGTGTATTTCCCTGCTCAAACCTGAACCCGCCTCTCGCATTATATGTCCATTTGACTCTGAGGAAAGTCTTTTCGTCAAAACGCTTAAATCCCAAGGCCACACCGTTTTGTATGGAATGACAGATTTCCTCTTAGATACGCATTATGAATTTGATTACGTGGTGACCAACCCGCCATTTAGCCTCAAAGACCCCGTTATTCAAAAGGTGTATGAGTATGGCAAAAAAGCGGTGCTCATCCTGCCTTTGGACTCGTTAGGCGGGGTCAAACGGCATGACTTATACGACAAACATGGGTATCCGGACATTTACTTGCCGAGCAGGAGAATAAGTTATTACGACCAAAATTGGATCAAACGACAAAGCCCCAACTTCCATAGCGTCATTCTTACATTTAATCGCGGTCAAATTCCTTCGTCACTCGCGTGGGAAAAGGAGTTCACCCCATGAGCCGGCGTGTCGCTTTGCATAGCCTCTTGACAAGGCCGGTACGATCAACTCTCTCGACGAGAGATGCGGTAGCATCAATCTCGCGGCGAGTCTCGCTAACGGGAATACTATGTGTAGCTCTGCTACAGCCGTTAGCAGCTACAGCAAGTGAGTCAAAAGACGTTAATTATTACAAGTTATATGCTCATAGTAGATTGATCGATGACAAGCAATATCGATGTATAGATGAGTTGTACACACATGAAAGCAACTGGAATCCACACTCACGTAATGGCAAGCATTACGGGATACCACAATTAGCTAACTCAAAGATCAGATACTTAGATGCTTACTCTCAGATTGATTGGGGTATTCGATACATTAAGAGCAGGTACAAGACACCATGTAAAGCTCTCGATCATTGGCGTAGGTATTCATGGCATTAAAGGATCATGAGATTGGCACACGTCGTTGGCGTAAGGTCCGGGAACGGATTCTCGCTCGAGATAACTACACGTGTGTCTATTGCGGTGAGAATGCAGATCAAGTCGATCACATTGTCGCTCGAAAAAATGGGGGCACCAACGATGAACATAATTTGGTCGCCGCGTGCAAGCGGTGTAACCTGATGAAATCGGCTAAAAAGGGTCTTTTTTTAGGCCCGACGGCTACCCCCCCTGTTTCTCGCTTCCATATCTCCCTAAGCACCACCTCAGAAACCCATAAAGGGCCATTTGCAGGGCAACCACGGCAAGATGAGACCGGATGACCACCAACTTGAAACAGGTGCCACGAGGGGCAACAGAACCGCGCCTTCATAGCGAATGGTTGAAAGCCAAAACTCGAGGCGATGAGGTAGTTGCCTTTGCCAAGCAAATTGGCCGGGAGTTGATGCCATGGCAAGAAGTGATCGTTCGCGATTATTTCTCGATCGATGATGAATCTAAATTCATTCGCCGTACCGGACTGCTCTTGGTGGCTCGTCAGAATGGAAAATCGGAGTTGGCGCGAATCATGTGCTTGGCTCACCTTTTCCTCTTTGGTTCCCGGCGAGTGCTGATCATGTCAAGTAATCGGTCGATGACTTTGGTGTCATTTCGAGAGATTGCCTATTTGATCGATTCCAACGCATTCCTCAAGGAGCAGGTGCGAGCGATTCGGTACGCCAATGGTTCTGAATGTATCGAGTTAAAAAACCATGCTCGCCTCGACATTGTGGCCGCTACCCGTGATGGCTCGCGTGGTCGTACCGCTGACTTTCTTTGGATCGATGAGCTTCGTGAAATCGATGAGGAAGCATTCACCGCAGCTACCCCAACGACCCGGGCCACCGATGGTCAGAGCTTCTACACCAGCAACGCCGGCGATAGTTGGAGCAGCGTACTGAATAACCTTCGGGAAAAGTGCCTCTCCTATCCACCGAAGTCGTTGGGCTTTTACGAGTATTCGGCTCCCCAGTATTGCAAGATCAACGATCGCAAAGCATGGGCGATGGCAAACCCGGCTTTGGGATACACGGTAAGTGAGGAAGCACTCGAGGAAGCGATGAGCACCTCATCGATTGAGTCATGGCGTACGGAATCCCTCATGCAGTGGATCGACTCATTGCAATCGCCGTGGCCGCACGGTGCTTTCGAGGATTGCTCCGATGCAACGCTGGAAATGTCACCGGGGCCTCTTACAATCTTTGGCTTTGACGTTGCGCCTAATCGCCGGACCGCATCGCTGGTTGCCGGGCAGTTACTTCCCGATGGTCGAATCGGCCTTGGAATCTTGCAATCGTGGCATTCCGACGTGGCAGTCGATGAGCAAAAGATCGCCGTGGAAATCAAGCTTTGGGCGGATAAATATTTTCCTCGGATGATCTGCTTTGACAAGTACACCACCGCCACGATCGCCCAACGCCTTCAAATGTCGGGAGCCGCAACGGTTGATTGCTCCGGAACGATCTTTTACCAAGCGTGTTCAGATTTCCTCGATGCCTTGGTCAATAAAAGATTGGTTCATTCCGGGCAAGAAACTCTTATTGCCCAAATGAACAACTGCGCCGCCAAGCAAAACGATGCAAATTGGCGCATCGTTCGCCGTCGGTCGGCCGGTGACGTAACCGCGCCAATCTCATTGGCAATGGTGATTCACCAGCTGATCAAACCCCAAGGCGAGGCCAAGGTTTTCGCTATCTAAACTCGCCAAGCGACACATCCCCAAAATGCTTGACATTTGGGAAAAAATTGCTCCATGGGTATAGCAGAAATCTTTGGCTTTAATCGCTCGAAAGGCGATCCGGCATCCCGGGTCGTTGCGCAATATGCCCCTGCCGTTATGGATGCACCGTATGGTAATTTCTACGGCGCAAATAACATGGGCGGATATAACAATTACGTCAATTCCATCGATCGCCAAGCTGCAATGTCGGTTCCATCAGTTGCACGTTGCCGCAATCTTATTGCTGAAACTATTGCTGCAATTCCCTTGGAAAGTTATCTCACTGGTACAGGTGCGGAAGTTGCAAATCTAGTATGGATCAATCAACCCGATAAACGCCAACCACGTGCGGTAACAATCGCATGGACAGTGGATTCATTGCTGATGTATGGCGTTGCTTATTGGCGTGTCACAGAAGTTTATCAAGATGATAATCGCCCAGCTCGATTTGAGTGGGTGCAAAATGATCGCATCACGGTAAAACTTAACGCCACACAAACTGAAGTTGAGTATTACATGTATATGAATGAGCGATTGCCTATGGATGGCGTTGGTTCACTCGTTACATTCCAAGCACTCGATCAAGGAATCCTGGTGCGA